ATATGAAATATGAATATCTTAAAAAAAGATACAATGAACTATTTGACAGATAAAGAAATTCTAAAATTAGCAAAAGAAGCTAATATTGACTATGCATTAAAAAAAGAGTTAATTAAGTTCGCCTGGATAATCGTGGAGAAACACAATGAAAAAACAGAAAAAAATAACACCGCCACCCTGTGAATGTGAACTGTATCATTTTCCCCATAGGTATTCCTACAGGTGTGTTGAGTTTGAACAGGAACAAAAAGATGCAGAGAAGGAAGAAAAGTGGTTTAGGTTGTTTGACTTTGACCAGAGAAACCAAACGGTGCGGGGATGGTAAACTTCTACAAAGAAGTTGAACAAAGATTCAAAGATAAACCAAAAGACCAAATAGAAGAAATCTTGTTATTTCTCAAAGAGTTAGGTCTTGACAAGAATGTGTGTCTTAATTGTTTTACTAACCTTATGGAGCATGGACTAGAATGCAAACGATTGACGTAGATCAGGTTGTCTTAAAGAGTCTAAAAGAATCCCTTGAAGCGTGTATCGAGATTGACGACAGACCGCCAGGCACTGCATTTGCATTGCTTCTTACATTGCAGTATTATATGACACATAATGACTTCAAAGAGTATCTTAAAACCAATAAGATACTTAAGAAGATCAATAAGAGTATTCTTGAATGATTATAATTGATATTATAAGTTATATAGGATTAGCTATATTAGTTCTTATATTATCTATAATGGCAATATCAGTTGTGTTTACTATTGCTTTAGTAATATTAGGTAAAAGACATACTGATATAGATGATAAATATAATAATTGGTGATTAAACAATATGAGGTGTAAAGCGTGCGATTCTATCCTTAAGGAGGAAGATACATCAAGAAAAGATTCTAAAGGTGAATATATAGATTTGTGTGTTGTGTGTTTTAGAATATCCCAATCGGTACTTGAAGATAAATATATAGATTACCAATTGGATATAAACTTTAGAGAGGATTTAGAAGATGATTATTGAAGGTGTAGTAGCTTTTTCTAATATTACCAAAGAAGAACAATATCAGGGTCGATCCACTGGTAAGTATTCTATGGTTATTGCCCTTGATGAAACTTCAGTAGAAGCGCTTCAGGAAAAAGGGGTTAAGCTTAAAGTATATCAAGACAAGACCCAGCGTAAATTTGTCACCAAGAAGCAAATCCCTATCTTGGATTCTTCTAATCAAACCTTCCAGGGGGAAATCCCTTGGGGCTCCAAGGTACGCCTGTCGGTGGCCCTGGGGCCTGTGTCACCCATTCATGGACCTTCAACCTACATGAATGCAGTACGTGTTCTTGAACTTTCCCAGAACCGCGCTGGGGGCCTTGAGGAAGGCTTCTAGGGCAGGGGGTCTGTAGGGTAGTACCGGGTGGCCTATGAAAACGTCTCATAGGCCTTCCTATGAGCTTCCAGGGGCATGTTTAAGGTAGGTTATAGGGATGACTAAACAACACTACGATGTTTTGCTTGAATCCGTTCTGAAGTCGCTGAAGTATATGTTGGAACAGGTAGACGACATTGATACAGCAAAGGGGTTCATTAAACAGGTTGTGTCTCATACTGAAAACTGTAAAACAAAGTGGTCTCAAAATGATTAAAGACCTATACGCTTCAAGGCGTGGTGAAAAGCACCCAAGGGCAAAACTGACCGAGGATGATGTAAGACTGATCCGGCTGTTGTCCAACGAAGGATTATCCATCAGAGTGATTGCCAAGAAGTTTTATGTGTCCAAAAGAGCCATTGAAGTAATTTTGAATGGTACTGGATGGAAGCATGTTTAGATACAGCACAAACTGGATGGGTCCAATTAATTATGATTGGATTCAAAAGCATGGTGACCACTGGGCAGCAGGTCGTATTGATGTCTATGGTGGCGATGAACCATATCCAGATGAAATTGGTCTTTGGACCATGCATGTAGACGACTGGAATAGATTATCTGAATGGCTAAATGGTTTCCGTACAGAAACACAGTGGAATCTAGATCAGATACTCACGGAATACTATAAAACCAACCCAGGAATACAGTGGTTCAAAGAAGATGACTATCATCCAGAATGATCAAGGTGAGTATATACTTCAATTATCACCAGAGGATCTTGATGAGCTAGGGTGGCACCCTAAGGATACTTTAGAGTGGACTATTGAAGGTGATACTGCAATTCTGTCTAAAGTAGAATCTTATCAAGATATATTGTTTTCAATAGAAGAACTTTATATGTCCTGCTGGGGTATTTGTGATGACTTAAAGTTATATAGTCAAGATGATTATTATATTAAAAGTTTAGCTGAAGTATATAATTTCAAATTTAAGAAACTTTGGGAAGTAATAGAAAAACTTTATAGAAAATAAAAATGAACAATAATAATAATAAAAATAAGTTCTACTGTGTGCTAGATAAGCACAATAATTTGTATTGGTCTTATAATAAACTTGATGCTGTATATTGGCATATTCGGTATGACCATAAAAACCCAGCAAGATTCCTTGAGCTGGATAGACTACTTCATGATGTTAATAAGTTGGTGAATATTGACAGATGGCAAAATTCTTAAAGCACACAAATTGTCCCAAATGTGGTTCTAAAGATAATCTTGCTATATATGATGATGGTGGTTCTTTTTGTTTTACACCTGGTTGTAATTATTACGATAAATTCACCCAAAGTATGGATAATATAACTATGGAAATGTCCGGTGTGGTCGGTTCAATCAAGGACCGAAGAATAACGGAAGCTACCTGTAAAAAATACGGAGTAACCATAGAATATGACGCCAGTGGTAATATTAACAAGCACCATTATCCTTATTTTCACGCTCTCAGCGGTGACCTCTTACTGGTCAAGACGAGATATGTAGCTAATAAAAAGTTTACCTGTTCAGGTATAACACAAGGAGTAGGTTTATTTGGTCAAACAATCTGTAGAGGGTCAGGCAAGTACATCACAATCACAGAAGGTGAACTCGATGCCTTGGCCGTGTCAGAGATGTTTGGCAACAAGTGGGATGTCGTGTCTATTCGGACAGGATCGTCCGGTGCACGTAAAGACATTCAAGAGCAGCTAGAGTGGCTTGAAGGGTATGATAATGTTGTGTTGTGTTTTGATAATGATGCTGCTGGCAAGGCAGCCATTGACTCAGTAAAGGATCTTTTTTCCCCTCACAAGCTCAGGATTATGCGGATGGCCGCAGAGTTCAAAGACGCCTGTGACTATCTGCGGGAAGGCTGCATCACAGACTTTATGACCGCCTGGTGGGACTCTAGGCTCCATAAGCCAGATGGCATTGTCACCTTTGAAGACATCATCAAAGAAGTCGAGGAAGAACAGGAAGATAATTCTGTTCCATACCCATGGGAGGGTCTTAACGATCTGACCTATGGCTTCAGACCAGCAGAGCTTGTAACGATCACATCTGGTGCAGGGATGGGTAAATCCCAACTCTTACGTGAGCTCGAGTTCTACCTGTATCAAAAAACCACTGATAACATTGCAGTGATCGCCATGGAAGAAGTTCCAAAGCGGTCAGGGCTTGGTATTGCCTCTTTGCTGGCAAACAAACCATTACATCTTCCCAATTCTGGGATCACCAAGGAAGACAGAATCTACTGGCTCAAACAAATTGACCAGTCACGGTTTTATTTTTGGAAGCACTTTGGGTCTGCTGATGATGAAAGCGTCTATAGCCGCATTCGGTACATGTGTAAAGCATATGACTGCAAGTGGGTCATCCTAGACCACATCAGCATCATGGTGTCTTCTCAGGAAGGTATTGGTGACGAGAGAAAAGCCATTGATGCAATCATGACCAAGCTTAGAACACTGGTACAAGAACTTAACATTGGCATGTTCCTAGTATCACACCTTCGCAGGCCTCAAGGAAGCAAGGGGCATGAAGAAGGTGCTCAGGTGTCTTTAAGTGAGCTAAGGGGGTCTGCTGCTATTGCACAACTGTCTGATTGTGTGATTGGCCTTGAACGTAATCAACAAGCAGAAGACTTCAGAGAAGCAAACACCACCAAGCTTAGGGTGCTAAAAAACCGCTTTGCTGGCCTGACTGGTAAAGCTTGTGAGCTGTTTTATGATCGAGATACGGGTAGACTAGTGGAGGTTGAACCACAAGAAGAAGAAGACCAAGAGGGAATCCCGTTTTGAACTACTACAACGAAATAGATCTGTTCGCTGCCGAATGGATTCGTAACTTAATCAAAGCCGGACACATTGCACCAGGCGACGTAGACACAAGGAGCATTGTAGATGTCTCGCCAGATGACCTTCGAGGATATGTTCAGTGCCATTTTTTTGCAGGAGTCGGAGTCTGGTCTTATGCGCTCAGGCGAGCAGGGTGGCCAGACGACAGACCAGTCTGGACTGGATCATGCCCTTGCCAGCCTTTCTCCACAGCAGGAAAAGGAAAAGGATTTGAAGATGAAAGACATCTCTGGCCTAACTTCTACAACCTCATCCGCCAGTGCCAACCTCCAGTCGTCTTTGGAGAACAAGTTGCGTCAAAGGACGGCCTCGCTTGGCTCGACCTTGTACAAGCTGACTTGGAAGCATCGAAGTACGCCTTCGGGGCGGCAGATCTGTGCGCTGCGGGCGTCGGTGCTCCGCACATCAGACAAAGACTCTATTGGGTGGCCGACACCGTGCTCCTCGGACAACAGGGATCGCGGGAAGTGGGACGACCCAGCAATCAAGCGGAGGATGGATATCGGCAAGTCCATCGAGTTGTCGATGCTGGTTCATGTGGCGGGCTGGCCAACTCCTGTAGCGAATCCAGACAACAAAACACCAGAAGCGCATCTAGCAATGAAGAAGCGCATGGGAGAGAGGGATGGAACAGGGGCAAATCGAACTGCGATCACGGACATACAAGTGATGGCGAAGATGGCGGGGTGGTCTACACCTCAAGCGTCCGACAATGTGGAAGGTTCGAGGACGAGACAAGACAGCAATCAGAAGTGTTTAGGGCGGGATGCGAATCAGTTTTTGCGGGAAAACCCGCAGCCAGCCCGACTCACGGCCACTGGCGAGATGCTGACTGGCTCTTTTGCCGGGATGGAAAGTGGCGGCCAGTTGAACCCGGCACATTCCCGCTGGCTCATGGGGCTGCCGCCCGAGTGGGACGACTGCGTGCCTACGGTAACGCGATCGTCCCGCAAGTCGCAGAAACCTTCATAAGGGCTTACAGTGATTCTATTTACAGACATTGAAGCAGATTCACTTAACCCAAAGCACATCTGGGTTGTGTGTGTCAATGGTCAAGCGTTTCTGACAAAAGAATCCTTCCTAGAGTTCTTTCAAGAGCACCAGTCAGATACATGGG